TTGATTTTGTTCCAGACATCGATCTTGCCGGTCTGCATAAAGAGCATTTTTAGCTCTTCCTCAAAGGCTCTGGCTTGCTCTAGCGCCATTTCAATCTGCAGGGCTGCTCCCATGTTGGAGCCTTTTTTCTCCCTCTTGGCCTGAAGCATGGCCTTCGTTGCTTGACTCTTAGCGTCAAACATCTTACCAATCATAGGAGCAAGACCGCCTAAATCATTGGCGACTTTGCTGGCCTTTTTGACCATGCTGATGGCGCTTTGCAGGCCATTTAGCGCCGTGATTGGATCGATCATTTCCTCTTCTCCCACTTAAGGCAAACAACCTTGCGGTTGTAAACATCACCTGTCCATATCCACTTTACACATCGGTACTCTGCTTGTAGTGCTAATACAAGCAACCAACTCACTGCTCAGCTTCCTTGCGAGCAATTTTCAAATGCTGGTGCTTAAACCAAATGTTAGCAACAAGGCCAACAAAACCAATGATTACGCCACAGAGGGCACCAAATTCATTGGCTGATAAACCAAAGAACACAGCACTACCAGCACCACCATAAGTGGCTACGGATGATGCCTTAGTTGCAACTGCTGTTGCGGTCTCTGTGGCGGTGCTCATTATTTCAAATTCCTCAATTTATACAGCGTGCTCAAATACTGGGCAACGGCTTCATCAATAATATTTTGCAATGGCGTGTCTGTTTTTTCAACAGCTGTGTAACGCATCTTTTCTACTGAGTCGAGATGACGAGCTAACACATCGGCTGGCTCTCCCGTATCTGTTTCTTCCAGCATGGGGATGTCATCAATGATGCCATGTCGTCCTTGGTACGCTTCAGTCAACGAGTCTGCAATATCTATAATGCTTGGATAGAACTCACCCAACGCTACATGCTGAGCGTAGCTTGTTGTACGTAAGTGCGCTCTGTGCGCATAGTCACGGCTTAAGAACAGCAGTGCAATTAATCGTCCGATCATGTCGACTCCACAGTAGGATTCATAGACGCAAGATTAGCAATAAGCCTGCTGTCTGTAGGATTGAATTCTAGAGCTTTTTTGCAAAATTCGATAGCAGAATCTTTCAACCCAAGGTGCCATGCAGCGATACTTGCAAGGTCGTATGGCTTTTCGGTCCACACTGATGGGTCCATCGTATACACCAATGCTTTGTCTTTTATTTCAAGTGCAGAAAGCGCGGCAGCGTATGACTCAGCCCACATGCCACGGCGGTAGCACTGCATAGATAACTCAACCCATGGCTCACGTGTACCGGGAGCTTCTGCAACTGCAAGACGTGCCCACTTTATGGCGTCTCCCGAATGACCAAGTTCGTCGTGAGATTTAGCCAGTAGACGCATAGCGTAGCAACGCTCGTTCTGCCAGTTAGCTTCGGGCATCTCTAAATACTTGTTCAACGCTGTGATGGCATCAGTCCAACGCGAATAGAACGTCAACTCACGAGCATGATAAAAAGCGTTACGAGGGCAACGTGGATCTTCTGCTACAGCCAATTCCAAGAGCGGCATGTACTGACCACGAGACTTAGTTGGGTCTGGGTGATGACTCACCAGCAGCATGTCTGTATGCGCGTAGATTTCTTTGGTACGGTTGTCCGCCCGTGGGTACTCATGAACTGGGTGATGCCAGTGATAACCTGTGCGATGGTGGATTTTTTCGTAGTAGAAACTAATGCCACAACCCCAGTCAAATTTGTAGCGTAGGCGGGTCGTGTTCTCTTGCCACACACGTTCAATTTCTTCTCGCCAGCCCGGCTCCATAACTTCGTCCAAGTCGAGCGAGATACACACGTCAAAGTCGCCAGGGATCAGGTTTAGCGCAGTGTCTCGGGCCTTGTCAAAACGCCATGGCTTGACGGATATGTCATGCACCGTAGCGCCCAAAGAACGGGCAAGGCCAGCGGTATTATCTGTAGAACCAGTATCAGCGATAAGAATAAGATCGGCATCTTTGGCAGACTCACAGAAACGTTTAACAAACTGTTCTTCGTTTTTACTGATGGCGTAAATTGCAATTTTCATATGTATCCTTTAAGAAAGTGGGTCGATTGGCCACACCACTGTCTTTATATCAGAATACGTTTTGGTTATGTCGCGTAAGGCTTGACGGTATGTAAGCACGGCGGCAAATTTTTCCGCAGTCATGCTGTTTGGAATGTTTAGCAAATCTTCTTCGTTCTTACGAATCAAGACCCAGTCGGTCATAGCCAACTTGATATTACGGGTTTCTACTAATGTTGGTTCTGGGTATGGAGGATTCTCTTGCTCATCCAAAATAGCAGCTTGTTCGATTTTGCTTAAATTTTCAGCAACCCAAACCATGGTGTGTAGGTGTGCGCCGGTCTCTACTTTGCCGTTGGCGGACTCCACAACATAAATATTACGATCTGGCTCGTAGGCAAAAAGGCGTACATCTTCTGAGTAAGGAAACTCAGCTCCGTACTTGAACGCGTTGACAGAAGAAAAAACTCGAACTTCATCATTAATTCTGCAAGCAGCAGAATTGTTGTAGAAATCAACTGAAACGTAAGTGTGTGACATAACAGATGCCTTTAGATAACTAATTGAAGAAACGCCAGCTTGATGTTTGCTGGAAGCGCAGTTGACGTAACTGATCCATCAGCAACGCCGTGAGAATGAGTCACGGTTTGAAGTCCGTGGTTTCTAGGAATCTGAGTATAAAAATTGTTGTTGGAAGTAAAGTGACCATGAAGGTAAATATCACTTGCCACCGTAGGACCGGACGTTGTGTACGTCGTTGTATCGCTGATAATTGTGCCGTGGCCCGTAGTTGAAAAAGGGGAATACCCTAAAAAGTACCCGCGCATGTCGATTGTTCCATTGGTGCCGTCACATAGCTTCCAATAAGAGGGGACTACCGAAAGATCCCCACAGTACATGACAATCGTAGCGTTTTTAGGCATCTGCTGTGAAGCAGCAATCCAGAGTTTCAGCAGCTTAGCTTTAAGCGCATTAATAGAAGCAGTGGCAGTACATACATGTGAGTGTGTGTAAATTGTGCTATCAAATGTAGAACTGTTTTGCAGACTTGAAGTGTTTGGACTTCCCCGATCAGTAAACGGCCCCAGATTATGCGTATGGTCCATTGTGTGGGTGGACACATTTAGCGTTAGAGTATGGCTTGTAGCAGCCCCATCGGTTACAGCACTTCCACCTGCAATGTATCTAACTACTGTTGCAGCAAGTTTTTGTGTGCCAGATACTAAGTTTGTTCCATTGATATGAATGGTGTTCGGGGGAAAAAACCGTTGCTCCGTTGTTGTCCGAAGCATAGTTATTTTTGTATTGACAGGAACAATTGCACTGTTGTCAGTTGCACTGGTCGGACTAATGGTGTGCGTATGGGCACCTGAAAAGACTTGGCTTGAGGAAAAGCTTCCGGTACCGCCGGGAGTGTTTGTACCGTTACCACTATGCAGTCCAGCGCTACTAAGGTTTGATCCAGAAGCTGTAGTGCCTCCACTAGCAGCGGATACGACACCGACTTCAGTCTGGTTTGCTGCGCCAAGAATAAAATTGTTTACTGCGGCTGAGTACAGAGCCCAGCCGTCTACAGGCGAAGAATATGTGCCGTTGTAGAAGATTACCGTGTCAGCAGGAATAGCGTATACGTAAGGTGATGTAAACCCGCCGAACGAACTTTTGACGGATAACATAATTTACCCTTATGCGTATTTGACTTGAGACAGCAATGCAGTGAATGTAGCCGATGCTGTCTTAATGATTGTCATGCTGTACACGTCAATTGCATTTACACTACCAGCCGTAAATGGCGCACCGCCGGGATATTTAGGTGTGATGCTAACCCCGTCCACAGTGAACGCAGTTGGGTAATATGCTGGTGAACCGTTGGTAACAACCAAAACAATCGTAGTGGCTTGACCTGTTTGCAGCAAAGAGTTTAGGGTCGTGCCGCTGTCCCCGCGAACATTCCATGTGAAGTTAGACGTTGCATTACTTGTGTAATACAGGATTGATTGTGTGATGACATCAAACTGGAAATCCGAAACCGGAGCCGAACCGGATACAGTTACAGTCTCAAACGGGGACTTCAGGGTTTTGTTAGTCAGCGTCTGGTTTCCCGTTAAGGTCGCCAGCGTGGCTAGGAACGTAGCGTCTACGTTTGGCTGAATAATTTGCGTAGTCATGCTATACCTTTAAAAAGTAGGCAGCGCCGCAGTTGGCGGTGTGAAGTTGGCGGTGTACCGTGCGACACCTTTGGTAATGCGGAGGTCGTCGATGTGACCAGTAAAACCTTGAGCACCTCCATTATTTGTTCCTATGAAAGTCCCGTTATCGACTAGGTTCCCTGAATAAACTGCCGAGCCTATGCTATTACCATTTAAATACATAGTAACAGTTCCGTTATTTCTAACAATGGCCCAATGTTGCCACGCATTTATTACAAAATTCTGAGAGCCTACAATAACATTAGCATCATTCCACATGAATGGTGTACCTGTTGATCCTGTATTAATACCTAGAAAAATATAAGGAGGTGTGTTGACTATTTGCAGTACACATTGATAACCAACCGCACTTTCTGGGTATATCCACATTTCTATAGTAAAATTTCCAGTTCCAAGAGAGTTTATGCCGACTTGTCCTTTTAGGTTTGAACTCCCATTAAAATACAAACTGCTTCCGCTGTACTTACTAGTTGCAGTCGTTACCCTTGTGCCGCCAACAGTTTCTAGATCACTCAGCATTGATGCGTCATAGACACCAGCACTCGTTGCGTTAAGTAACAGAGTTGTATTTGTCACGGCTGGTAGTGGTGCAACTGGTGGGACGAACGGACCGGTGTACAGTGCTGTGCCT